CCGCGGAGTAAGACTAACTTGTAAAAGTTAACTAACGTAATGTTAAAGCAGAAATGCTCCACCATGACGCTTAGAAAGTTGTACATAAGCTTCTACCTGCTTTTGTGGTAGGGGTTTAGCAACTTGCTTCTCTATAATCTTAGTATAATCAGTAAACTGACTGATAGAGTAAGCCATTCAGCTTACTTTCTCTTTAAGTTCCCTGTTATAACCTGGGATATCATATTCAAATGATTCCAAGGTAGTATCTTTCAATCCAACTCTTGTCTTTGATAATAATTTACCTCCAAATGTTTGATGGGAATGAAAATTCCTATCTCATATAAAGAGTTCATTAATATCAAGGAAATTTACTAATTTTGATAATTCAAATAAAGTTAAACTATTAACATTATTTGATTCATAATCATTAGTAAACCTTTCAAGGTCTTTTATTCAATTATTAATTGAATGAAAGAGAGGAAAATAAATTAATTTATTAGGCTCATTAAAAGATAATGCTCAATATTGAGAAAATCTTCTTTTAAGCTTAGATAAGTTATTTAAACCCTCTTGAACTGAAGGATATATACTAACTCCAAGTACTCTAAAAAATTCTTTTTTTAGAACTGTACTTTCACTAGGTATGAAATACCAATCTTGGTCTTTTAGTAAAGAACATAAATACATACGTATTTGTGTATCAGTACTAATACCAAGTGAGATCTTCATACTTAGATCTAACATCATTAATTTAGCTCTTAAAAACTTATGACTAAAAGTTAACTCTTTAACGAGTTTACCTTTATTATAAGTTTTAAAGACTAAGTTATTGTATAACTTAATAACTAAACTAATAATATTCAATCTGCTCATGTATTGGTTACCTTTAATAGTAAAGAAATCCATTAATATAGTGTAAACTATAAAAGGATTATCAATATTATTCGCAATACCTTTTAAGGGTATTGGAGTAACTTCAACATAACCATTTGGTGTGTATTTAATCCATCTTTTTGCAAATTCATAAGTATCTTTAGATACATGAGTTTTGTGATTAGATATAGATACACCCAATTTTGTCATAAACTTTATATAACTTCTAGCGACT